CGGCAGGCCATGCAGCAACTTCCGGCACAGTTTGCGCGGACTCCCGCCCAGACGGCGCTAGCAAATGGCGGTGGGCCTACCGTCGCGAATGCCAGGGTCGCGGAGTCCGCGCAGCCGTCGTTCGACTATCAAGGCTATGCCAATTCACTGGCGCAATACGACCCGGTAGCAGCGCTTCAACTCAAGGAATCGTTGAAGCCGAAGGAGAAGGCTCCGATCAAGTTGGGCGCTGGCGACACGCTGGTTGATCCGGCGACGTTCAAGCCGATTGCGAGCGCTCCCGAGAAGGAGCCGGAGCAACTGCGGACGCTGGGCATCATCTACGGCAAGGGGTCGCCGCAGTATCAGAAGGCGGCAGAGGCGCTCGCCACGAAGATGACGACGCACCAGCCGGCTACGCAGGTCAGCGTCAACACCGGGCAGAAGGGCTTCGACAACACGCTGAAGCTGCGCGGAGATTTCCGCTCCGAGCCGATCTACAAGGCGCACGCAGAGGTTGCCTCTGCTCATGCGCAGATCAAGCAATCGCTGAAGCAGGGCACGCCTGCCGGTGACATGGCCGGCGCCACCAAGATCATGAAGATTCTCGACCCGGGCTCCGTGGTTCGAGAGTCCGAACTTGGGATGGCAATGGCCGCCACAGGTTTGCTGGACCGGGTGACGAACTACGCCAATATGGTCGTCACCGGTCAAAAGCTCACGCCTCGTCAGCGGCAAGAGTTCCAGGCGCTGGCCGACGCCCTCTACGCCGAAAGCGAGAAGACCTACAACGCCAAGCGCGGCGAGTATCAGGGCATTGCCGAGCGGAACCAACTCAACGTCATGGACGTGTTGGGGCCGGAGAGTCGGCCAGCTGCCGCGCCGGCGCCTGTGCCTGGCCTTCCTCCGGTTGACGCCATCGAAGCGGAGTTGCGGCGCAGAGGGGGTCGCTAAGTGGACCTCTCGAAGCTCTCCACCGAAGACCTCCAGGCACTCAAGGCCGGCGACTTGTCGAAGGTCTCCACAGAGGGCCTTCAGATGCTTCGCAGTGAAGTCTATGGCGGCCCCAAAAAGAGGGAGTTGGCCGAAGACCCCGGTTTCGCCAAGTCGGCGCTGATCGGCGCCGGCAAGACCTTTGACAGCATCCTTGACGGCATCACCCAGATGTACCTTGGTGCCCGTGGTGAGAATGCCGCGCTGGGGGGGCTGAAGCAGAACGTCCAGGATAAGGCGGAGCAGTACGCCCCTCTTGCTGAAGCGCGCCCGTGGGCGACCGGCATTGGAGAGGCTCTTCCGGCGATGGCTATCCCTGCTGGCGGGTCTGCCACCCTGCTCGGAAACGCCCTCCGAATGGGCGTTGCTGGTGCTGCTCCGGGCGCCCTTGAATACGGCACGCTCCGTGAGCGGGCAGGGCGCGCGGCCCTGGGTGGTGTGGCCGGCGCATCAATCCCGGTGTTGGGTGCCGGGCTCAGGTCTGCCAAGTCGTTCGTAGAACCGCTCTATGCCAAGGGGCGGGCGACGATTGCCGGGCGAACGATGAAGGCTGCTGCTGGCGATGCGGCGCCCGATGTCATTGCCCGCCTGAAGACGGCCGGCGAGCTCGTGCCTGGCTCGGCTCCGACTGCTGCCCAGGTCGCGGAAAGCGGTGGCATTGCTGCTCTCGAGCGCTCGGCGGCAGCGGCCAGCCCAGAGGCGTACACGCAGAGGGCGATGGAGCAAGCCTCCGCTCGTATGACGGCGTTGCGCGGCCTGGCTGGCGACGAGACCAAGATGAAGGCTGCAGAGAGGGCGCGCGATGCCGCTAAGGATGTCCTCTACGGTCAGGCTGATACCGCAGTCGCGCCAATCGACAACTTCTTCAACGGTCTCATGGCGCGCCCGCAGTTCGCGGCGGCGGTTGGGCGTGCGGAGGAATTGGCGAGGAACAAGGGGCTCAACGACATCTTCTTCCGTGACAGCGGGGGGCGGCCGGTTGCCCTGATTGGTGAGGGGGCGCACTTCATCAAGAAGGCGCTAGACGAGGCTGGCGAGTACGGGGCCACGAGTTACACGGGCAAGCAGGGCGCGCAGGCCGCGAGCGGCACGAACGAACTGTTCCAATCGTGGCTCGAGAAGAGCATCCCTGAGTATTCGCAGGCCAAGACCGCCTTCGCTTCCGCGTCTCGTCCCATCAATCAGATGCAGGTTGGGCAGGATCTGCTCGAGAAACTCGCTCCGGCACTGAGTGACTACGGGGCACTTGGTAGGGAGACAGGTGCCACCTTCGCCCGCGCACTGCGCAATGCGGACCAGACGGCGCAGAAGGCCACCGGCTTGTCTGGAGCAACGCTCGGAAGCGTGCTAGAGCCGAATCAAATGCAGATGCTCGAAGGCATCGCCAGGGACATTGCGCGCAAGACAAATGCCCAAGATCTGGGGCGCGGTGTCGGCTCTGACACGTTCCAGAAGTTGTCGATGGCGAACATCGCCGAGCGCTCCGGCATGCCGCGTGCGGTTGGGGCAGCGCTTGATCTGCCAGGCGTATCGCGGGCTACGGCGTGGATCTATCGCGATGCCGACGAAAAGATGAAGCGTCAGCTTTCCGAGGCGCTGCTTGACCCGCGCAAGGCGGCGGCGCTCATGGAGTCGGCGGATGCCAAGACGTTCCTGAAAGATCACCCGAAAGTGCGCGCACTACTTGCGCAATCCGTCATGCGAAGCGGCCTTCTGGCGGCGCCAGCGGCTGCGGGCCTTGTTAACCAATGATGTCAACCAGTTCTCCAGGACTTTTACGCCCAACCAGAACAGCGGCCCGACAACGCCAACGATCAATGCGGTAGCTACGAACTTTTCCAAGAGCACTCCATGCCAGTCCCGGCCTCAATCAACGATCTCTCTACAACTGTAGCGAGCAATAGCCCGTCCGGGAGCGAGACCCCAACAGACGGGGATAACTACCTGCGCACGTTCGCATCCTTTATCGCCCTTTTGAGGGACATGCTGAACGGGACGACGGTGGCAGCACTGAAAGATGCGTCTACCGTCAACAGTATAGAGATCGGGTATCGGGTCATTCCCAGAGTCGCGACCGCAACGACATCGGCGATTGGTGATCGCGGCAAATGCAACGCCATCTCGGCTGGGATCACCATTCCGGCATCGACGTTCGCGGCCGGCGATTCATTCGGTCTGTACAACGACAGTGGCTCGTCCGTGACCATTACGCAGGGCGCTGGACTGACGTTGCGCTGGGGCACAAGCACCGGGAACAGAACGCTTGCGGCACGCGGCATTTGCTCCGTGTGGTTCAACTCGGCGACCGAGGCCGTCATCACGGGGTCGGGGGTGACAGCGTGAGTTTCCTCACGGCCATGCTCGGCGCGGCTTCTGCTGGTGTCACGCAGTCGATCACCGTTGCTGGTGCGAGCGTCACGCTTGGCGCTGACGGGACGGTGACGGCCATTTCTGGCGATGCCTTTTGGTTCAAGCCGCCGAGTGCCGGGATCGGTTCTCAGTACTGGGCCAGGACGACACGAACAGGCGGTACGACGGGGGTTGTCTTCTCCCCGGCATCTGGCACTTGGCATGCGCTCTCGGCTGGAGAGACCTGGTTTGCATCAGGAGGCGCCGGCAACTGCCAGGGCACCCTTGAGATTGCCTCCGATGCGGCCGGCTCGACCATCGTCTCCACCGGGACCATTTCCGTCAACAACGCCATATGACTAAAGACATGCAATCGGCCGCGGGATCACGTTGCAGCCAGTGGATGGCGGCGGGACATCAACCTCGCTTTCGGCAATTTCCTGTCCGTCTCCTCCGCCACCGCATGCCGTCAGAGCAAGGGCCAAAGCAATCGTCGCCAGCAACTTCATTCGCAAACCTCCCTGGTGGTCCTCAAACGTAGTTGATCGGCTGATTAAGAGCAATCCCCCGAAAGTACGAGATGCCAGTTACCGCAAACAATTCCCTAACCCAAGAGCGGCTGAAAGAGGTTGTCTCGTACTCCCAGGATACGGGTGAGTTTCATTGGTGCGGGCAGCGTCGTGTCGGAGTCCGCAACGGCGACTTGGCGGGCAGTGCCCATCCGAGCGGCTACCGCCGAATCACCATTGACGGGCGAGCATTTTTGGCGCACCGCTTGGCGTGGCTCTATGTGTATGGGGTTTGGCCGACCGAGCTGATCGATCACATAAACGGCCATCGCGGCGACAACCGCATTGCCAATCTACGCGATGCCGACCGCAACACCAACATGCAGAACAGGCGCGCCCCCGGGTGCTCAAACACATCTGGCTTCCTTGGCGTGTCTTGGCATAAGCGATGCAAGAAGTGGCGCGCCTGCATCAACTCACGGCAATACAAGGCAGACCTTGGCTTGTTTGACACGCCAGAAGAGGCGCACGCCGCATATCTCGCGGCAAAGCGTCAGACGCAGCCCGGCTGCACCATCTAAAGGGGCCGCGCCGTGCCTGTGCCAAACGCAATTACCGATCTCTCGACTACCCCCGCCAGCAATAGTCCCAGCGGGAGTGAGGCTCCGACCGAGGGGGATAACCACCTCCGCACGGCGTATGCGTTCATTCGCCAACTTTACGACTCGGCTTCCGCCAGTTCTGCCGCTGCTGCTGCCTCGCTGTCTGCGTTTGCCTCCAACCTCGCCAGCGCCGGCACGGTCACGGTGGGTGACGCGCTGGTGGCTGTCAAGTCGCCGCTGACGGGTGGCACGGCACGCACGCAGCACGCGAAGAATGCGGATTTCGTCTCGGTCAAGGACTTTGGCGCCACCGGCGACGGAACGACGGACGACCTAACGGCGCTGCAGGCGGCGTGCGATAGCGGGGCCAAGTTCATCTTCTTCCCCGAGGGGACGTACATGGTCACCGGGCCTCTGCTGCCGAAAACGCAGCAGACGCTCCTTGGGGCCAAGCGCGAGAGCACCATCATCAAGGCGAAGTCCGGATTCGCCGGCAGCGCGCTGGTGAGCTATCCGAGCGGGGCCTACTCGGGCGTCACGCTGGAAGGTCTCCTGCTCAATGGCGACAGCCTGGCAGCCCGCTGCCTGGAGATCATCGGCGTCTCGCAGGGTGCGGTCGATCAGGTCATCGTGCGCGATCTGCGCTGCGCCCTCGCGACGACGACGCAGATCTACTGCGAGAACCTGACTTACTGGGAACTCGATCACGTCATTTCCAGCGGCGGAACCGGCTACGCGCTCCACATCAAGACGTGCTACACGGGTTCGTCCAAGAACTGCGTTCACTACCACGGCGCCACGTCGGCGGTGAAGGTTGAGAACAGTTCTGACAACACGTTCCTGTACCTCGTCTGCTTCAACAACGCCGGCACGAGCTCCACAAGCCTGCTCGAGATCGACGGCGGGCACGGCAACGTCTTCCGCGACTACACGCTTGAACCGCAGGGCGCGAGCAACGTCACGCAGGAACTGCTGATCAACGACACGGTAACCGGCAACTGCACCGGCCACGAGTTCATCAGCGGCCAGCACATCGGCCTTGCGAACACCAAGACCCGCTCCATCGTCATGGGCTCGTCTGGGACGATCTATCAGACGCTGTTCGAAAACATGCGGGTCATCAAGCCGACGAGCAATGACTCGGTGTTGCTGACGGCCCAGCAGGAAACCAAGTTCAAGAACTGCCGGGATCAGGTCGCATACGACACGCCGACCTTTGCCAAGCTGACGGTCACGAACAACTCGGGCCAGCCGTACAACGCCGACAACACGCAAGACCTCACGCTCACGATCAACGGGAGCACGGGTGACCCGACATCGCCAACCGCCGTGGGCGGCTTTGTCGCCCCGGCGATCAAGAACCACACGTTCTTCCTGCTTGAGCACAACTTCGGCGCCATCAACTGGTCGGCGGCCGGCACAGGGACGTTTCGAATCACGCTCCCCTTCAGCGTCACGGGCCATGTGATCGTCGGCCCCTGCACCCTGTTCGCGACGGCCGTGGTTGGCTATGTGAACGGGACGACGGTCACGCTGTACCCGATCAACTCCAACACGGCGCTCACCTGGGCGTCTGCTGTTGCTGGCGGGTCGCTCGCGATCTCCATCGTTGGATACACGTCATCGTAGGCCAGCCATGACAGAGCACCACGACTCCTGGCAAACGATTGCCATCAAGACGGCTACCGTCATCCTTGGCTGGTTTGGCTCATGGAAGCTTGGCGAGGTGCAGACGCTGGTTGGCATCGCGTCTGGCCTCATCGTCGCTGGCTATGCGGCCACGCAGTGGTATGTGCTCTGGAGAGACAAGATTAAAGGGCCGCCCAAATGAAGCTCATCTCCAACGTGGGCCAGGCCCACCGCATGTATGTGGTGCAAGTGCTGGCGCTCATCGCGGCCGTGCAGGGCATCTGGGCCGCGCTGCCGCCCGAGATCGTGGCGAAGTTGCCTGAACACCTCCTGAACCAGATCACCGCTGGGCTGGCTGTGGCCGGCGTGATCGCGCGCGTCATTAAGCAGTTTGCGCCGGAGTTCGAAGACACGCAGCCGATGAAGGACGACGAAAGATGAGACCCCTATTGATCCTCGCTGCCGTGCTCGCGCTGGCTGGGTGCCCCAGCTTCAAGCTCGGCGGCATGGTGTACTGCCCGCACGGCATGTCGTGCAACTTCCAGCAGATCTCTTCTGGAGCGCCGGCATGAAGCGCGCTGCCATTGCAATCGCCGCCGGTCTGGCGTGCGGTGTTTCCTACGCTGGCGTCTCCGGAGCCCCGGCCGGCTACGGACACGCCGGCCACATGCCGGAGATCGACACCGCCACGGTGCCGGAACGCGCAACGCCGCTGACCGCGCCGAAGTGGCGCGACGCCAACGCAGCGCTCTATGGCGAGCGGCCGGCTGCAGATGTACAGGGCGCGCTGCGGTTTACCTGCAAGTTCTCGCACACGGCCTGGGATGACCCGCTGGTCAAGCCGAACATTCCCGGCGGATCGCACGGCCACACCTTCGTCGGCAATGCAGGCGTCACGGCACACACGACGGCGGATGATCTTCGCGGCCCGGGCTCGACCTGTGCCGGCGGCAGCGTCAACCAGTCGGCCTACTGGATGCCGCTGATGGTGGACACGGCAAACGGCGCGGTCGTGAAGCCGAGCGGGGCGCTCATGTACTACAAGTGCGGATACGGCCTGACCTCGGCCGAGTGCTTGAACATCAAGGCGCCGCCCCCGGGCTTCTCGATGATCGCCGGCAACATGGCGAACACCGAACTGGCTGGCCCGTACGAGTTCAAGTGCAACGGCAACCTGCCTTCGTACAAGACCATCCCGGACTGCGCGGCCGGCTCCACCCTATGGATGATCGTCGCGTTCCCGCAGTGCGTCGCGGTGGATCCTGACGGCTACCCGTTACGCGACTCGGCCGACCACAAGTCGCACGTCACCAAGCCGTCGGGCGGCAAGTGCCCGGCGACCCACCCGTACGCCATCCCGGAGATCACCCAAGTCTTCCAGTACAAGGTGCTGGAGGCAGGCGAGGCGCTTCGCTGGCGCCTGTCGAGCGACCAGACTGGCGCACCGGCAGGGACCTCGGCACACGCCGACTACTGGAACGGCTGGGATCAGGCCGAGCTCGAGGCGGCCATCGCGGCATGCACGGCGGGCGGCTTCAACTGCCACACCAACCTCTTGCCGCCGCTGCCGGGCACGACGACCTGGCGCTACCTGCTGCACTGAGGCGCGGCCATGGACCTGAAACAGCACCTCGCCGCCCAGCTCAAGGTAGACGAGGGGCTGGTTCTGCACGCCTACAAGGACCATCTCGGCTACCTCACCATCGGCTACGGCCGTCTGATCGATGACCGCAGGGGTGGCGGGATCAGCGAGGAAGAGGCGCTGCACCTCCTGGGCAACGACATCGAGCGAACCCTGCACGACATCGCGAAGGCGCTGCCGTGGGTGCGCAGCCTGAACGAGGCCCGGCAGGGGGCCCTGCTCAACATGGCCTTCCAGATGGGAATCGGCGGGTTGCTCGGCTTCCAGCAGACGCTCGCCGCGATCCGTGATGAGCACTACGAACATGCGGCGCACCTGATGCTCCTGTCGAAGTGGGCGCAGCAGACGCCGAAGCGAGCCAGGAAGATGGCCCGCCAGATCGCAACAGGGGAATGGCAATGAGCGACTCGCCGCCAATCGTGGCAATCGTCTGGGAAGACGCACTAGTTCGTGACAGCCACCCGTGGACGGAGAACGCCGACCACACCTACAAGCCGCACCTCGTTCATCAGGTCGGCTTTCTTCTTAGCCACACGCAAGAAGGGATCATCCTGACGCAAGCGTGGCATCCGGAGTCCGTGGCCGCAAGGGACCAGATTCCTCTCGCAATGGTTCGGTCTATGACGGTGCTGCAGCCAGCGCCAGAGCCGAAACCGAAACGGAGGCGGTGATGGCCCACGACGCCAAGATAGTGACCCTCGACATCGAGACCTCCCCCATCTTGGCCTACGTATGGAGCCTCTGGAAGCAGACGGTCTCTGTCAACCAGATCCACACCGACTGGAGCATCCTGTCGTTCTCCTACAAGTGGCTGCACGAGAAGCAGGTTGTCCACCACAACACGGGGGGCCGAGGGGTCGGCAAGGTCCGCGACGACAAGGCCTTGATGAAGCTGCTGTGGGCCGTGCTGGACGAGGCACACATCGTCGTCGCTCAGAACGGTGTCGCCTTCGATGTGAAGAAGATCAACGCCCGCTTCATCGAGTACGACATGCCGCCACCGTCGCCGTACAAGGTGGTGGACACGAAGCTCGAGGCCCAACGCATCGCTCGGTTCACCAGCAACCGCCTAGCGTGGCTGTCCGACATCCTCACCGACACGCCGAAGTCGGACCACAAGAAGTTCCCCGGCTTCGAGCTATGGACGGAGTGCCTCGCCGACAACCCGGCGGCGTGGGCCGAGATGCGCAAGTACAACGACATCGACATCCGGGCCACCGAGAAGGTGTACCTGAAGCTGCGGCCATACATCGTCGGCCACCCCAACGTCGCGGCCTACGACGACGACGACACACGGCGCTGCCCGAAGTGCGGATCGCCAACCCTCCAGAGCCGTGGCGTAGCCCTCACCCAGAGCGGGCAGTACAAGCGCTACCGCTGTGGATCGTGCGGCGGCTGGTCGCGCGGCAGGTACACCGAGAACAGCCGCGACAAACGCCGTTCACTGCTGGCGAACTAGCCATGACCTGTAATCCCACCATACAAGCCGCAGCCGATCTCATGGCGTTGACAGAATCCACGCGCGGAGTCCCTGGCGCATGGCTGTCCGTCAACGGACTGTGGTGCTGGATCCCGGCTTCGGCTGACTACTGCGACATCGGCCTACTACGAGAGGCGCTGCACAGACACGAGTTGGACCGGCTTGGAGATGCTGCGCGGTATGACCGGCTTGCATCATGATGGATGTCATCGCCGTGCTCCTGGTCGTCGTCGGCTTTGCCATTGGCTGGTGCCTACGCGGCTGCCACGAAGACGAGAAGGCGGCACAGCGGATTGAGCGCATCAAGCCGCCGGCAGTGCGGCCGGCTAGCGCTCACCCCTCCAGCCCTCGATAGGTATCGTGTGCTGCCTGTCGCGCTCGTAGAAGTCAACGGTCTTGCGCAGGGCGTCAACTTCTGCGCGTAGGCGCTCGATCAGGTCGGCCGTCAGGGCGAGCCGCTGTCGAAGCCACGCCGGATCGCGACCGGCGAAGTCATCGCTCCGCAGCCATTCAGCTTCGCCGCGCACGGCCCCCAGCAACTCACGGTCGGTCATGTCGTTCCTTTCGGCGGTGGGGTGGGGCGCTTGCGGGTTGGCATGGAGGCTGTCTAAAAGAACGTCCGCGATGCGTCGCTCACCGGGCATGCTGATACTCGCAAACGCCCATTCGTATTAGACAGCGCGTCCGAAAAATGTGTACAGATTCAGGACGTTAGAGCGATTCTTCTAGGTACTGCTGCATTAGTGGCGTATGGGCCGTAAGTTCTTGATTTGATTGCAATTTCACTTTGACTGTCCAACACCAGATTGGACAGCGTCTAAAACTTCGCGACCTTGCGGTCGAAGCTTGGGCCAGACACCTCCGGGGTTTCGCGGAGGCGAATGTACCTTTCCGTCATCGCGGCGCTGGTGTGGCCGAGCAGCGCCTGGGCGTCGTTCCCCTGCTGCTTGGCATCGGTGCCGGCCTTGGCGCGCATGTCGTGTGGGGTGGCGTCTTCCACCTTGGCGGCCTTGCGGGCGACGTGCCATTGCAGGAGCACCGTCCGATAGTCTGGCGCCTTGCCGGTGCGCCCGTGCAGCAGCGTCAGCGCCGTGACGTTGCCGTACAGGGTCTTGGCGCGCTCCACGGCTGCCTTCATCTCCGGCGTCCATAGGACGCACAGCTTTGCGCCGGTCTTCTGCTGCTTGAACAGGATCCCGCGTTCGGTGATGTCGCTCTTTCGGATCTTGAGCACGTCGTTGATCCGCTGGCCGGTGCAGTACAGAAGGTCGAGGATGACTTGGAGCCGCGGGCCGGCGGCGTCGCGGATGGCAAAGAACTCCTCGTCCGTGAGGTATCGCTTGCGCTTGGCCTCTTCGTACCGCCGGATGCCGATGCATGGGTTTGTCGGCACAATCTGCCACTCGACGGCGTAGTTGAAGACCAGCCGCAGGAACGACAGTTTCCGGTTCGTCATGTTCGGCGTCTTGTCGCCGGCCAACTTGATCGCGGCTACGTGCTTGGCCTGGACCTGTTCCGGGGAGAACTCGCGCAGCGCAGACTTCAGTGAGTCCGCTGCGATGCGGTACTGCTCCCTAGTGCTCTCTGCGATCTTGGAGCAGTGGTGCCCGTAGACCTTCTCGATGAGTGCCGGCATCCCGCCCTGGCGCTCGTTTATCCGCCCGGCGTAGGCGGCAAGCGCGCCGGCAAGTTCGGTTCCCAGGTCGTGCCACTTCCCACGCTTCACGTACCAATACCGGCCGTGCTTGAAGTAGACGCACTGCGGAAGGTGGCGGTCAGTCTTGCGGCGGCGGTTCACAGGTGCAGCTCGGGCTCGCGCTGGGTGGTGGAGATGGTACCGCCAGGGATGGCCTCAACGTGGGCGCGCAGGACCGCCAAGCTGCCGTCTGGGCGGACGCGGAATGGGATGCCCATGTGCTCGAGCGCGCGGCGCTGTGCGTCGCAGCGGCGGCGGCCGGTCAGGTCGCGGATCTCGGTGGCGGTGAGGAACACTGCAGGCCCTCGGCTATGCTTTGGGGTCTGAAGGGGCGGCAGAGAGAGCGGCTTCGATGCCGTGGGCGCGCTCCGCGAACCTCACGCCGTGCCTGAAGTCGAAGAAGTCGAACGCTGCCGACTCCGCGTCGTCGCCTTGGATGCGCTTGAACTCGGCCGCGATTCGCTCATCCGACAGCGGCACCACCTTGGGTGCTGGTGGGGCTGGAGGGGTGGCGTAGAGCGGCGTCCACAACGAATTCACGGGGTCCGTAAACCATAGGTAGCCGCGCGTCGTCGTCTCCCGCTTCGTTAGCGTCTCGGTCAGGGTCCACGCCACCGGCTCCCCTGCTGGGATGGGGGTGGAGGCTCGCAGCCTGTCGATTTCTCGATCACGCCATGCAAGTTGCGCAGCGATGTCGGACTTGCGGTGCAGGCCCTCGGCCGTCATGCGATCGATGTGGCGCAGGTAGTACTCCCCGAGCGCCATGTGATCCTGCTCGGGGTACGCTTCGCGCTCAGTCATGAGGGATCCTTCTGTTGATTCGATGTGCGCGGCATGCGTGTAGAGCGGATCGCTGTACATCGGATGCGGAAGCACGCCTACGGTGCCGTCAGATCCACACATGATGTCCATCAGTCCTCGTCGAACTCGTAGTACGTGACTGCCTTCAACCCCTCGGCCTTCAAGATCGCCGGCCCGGGCCCGCGCAGGCCGTTCAGGAAGTCGCTTAGGTACGCTTGGCTGTAGCCGCACATCTCGGCGTAGGCGGACTGCGTGATGCCCATCGCTTCGATCTTGTCGCGGATACGCGAGCGCACCATGTCAGCATCCATGCTGCTCGGGATTCCGCTCATGTCTGCTCCTTTCGGTCATCAGGTCGCGCTTCGTGGATGGGCCGCTCCTTCGACATGGCGGCATCGATGGCAGCATCAAGCGCATCCGGTCTCCAATCAGGATGACGAGGCGAATCGCATCGGACTTCGACGTAGGAATTGATGCGCAGCCACCGATAGCGCCTCGCATCGAGCGCGTCTGCAGGCTCCGGCTGTTTCACCCCATGAGCTGAGAGAGCATCGATTGCGGCGTGAGCAGCAGTCTTCGCGGCGTCATACTCGCCTGCTGACGCATACTCAGCGCCGCGCCAGTAGGCCGCTTTTGCGTATGCCTCTACCGCCTCCTTCAGCCCCTCCACGTCTGGAGCTACAGGAGATGACTGGGGAGAGGCGAGGGCGGCACGAGCGGCTTTCCATGCGGCAGGAAACAGCGTTTCGAGGACATCCAAGTCGGCCGGCGTGCATGCGTCGCCATTTGCGGCCCTAGTGTTCCAGCCATCCGTGATGTCCCTCAGGCGCACCAACTCCTCCAGCGCCTGCCTCACCCCTCCTTCCACTACAGGGGGTGACTGGGGGGATGATGCGAGGGCGGCAGCGCGCAATTCCCGCAGTGCCAGTTGTGCATCGGTGCGACAGGCCGTCGCATGGCGCTGCTGCTTCAGCCACTCCTGCGGGTCTGACTCGCGATGTATGGTCATCGCGATGCGCTCGTGTTGGCAGGCCTCATCGTAGCCAGACATGACTCGATGGCACAGGGCTTCGACGTGCTGTGCCTGCGCCGCCTCCCTCGCATGCATCCGAGCATCGGGCTTGCTGGCAAGAGCTGCACGCACTGCTTCTTGTGCGTAGGCGTGCATCTGGTCGGCGGTGTACGCAGATTGCGTGATGGTGTCCCATCGAACCGTGTACGCCGGCTCCGGCAGCGGTGGCAATGCGGTGTTCGTCATGCGGGTTCTCCAAGTCCTATTGGGGACATTCGGTCTGCTCGGTCTTGGGGGCCTCGACTCCGAAGAAGCGGACACCGGCACCGAACATCGCCTCCTGACACGGCCGGCAGGCGTAGGTGTGACCGCGCAGGATGGCGGTCGCGCCGCCGGCCTTCTCGCCAGCTAGGCGCACCGCCACGACCTCGGCATGGCCCTCCTGCTGACATACCGTCGTGCACTTCGTGTAGTCCTCGCCGGGAAGCCGAGGGCACACCGCCTGCGGATTGGCGCACCAGTTCTCGCCGACGAATCGCTCGCCGGCCGGTGTGGTGATTTCACAGAAGACGCGCGCCTTCGCACATGGTCCGTAGGTCACGCGACCTCCGCAAGCATCAACTCAGTTCGTCGGATGGCGTTTCCGAGCGCTTCCGTGATCTGCGGGACGACGCTGTCGCCGTAGGCGGCAATGCATTGGCGAGCCAGCCTTGGGGGTACCCCATCAGCCACTCGCAGATGCCGAGCAGGGCCGTGGTTGAACTGGATTCGTCTCGTTCCGGTCGCGCGTTCGAGGGCAGCGACGTGCCGAGCAATTTCCTGGTCCGATGCGCTGCTGCGCCGCTGATCTTCGTCGGCGTCAAAAGCCTGTACACCTGCTCGTTGAGGGGGCGCGAATTGCGGCTGTGCGTGGCCTCGCTGGCCTTGCCGCTGCGCCAATCGCGCTTCGTTGGTGTCGCGAGCGATGAACCAGACTCGCTTACGCTCGTGCGGGGCTCCGGCGTGCTCAGCACCCACCACAAGCGGCCAGCAGGCGTAGCCGAGCGCTTCCAGTGCATCGAGCACCCAGTCAGCGCCTCGAGTTCGGAAGCCAGGGACATTCTCAGCAGCGACCCAACGAGGGTTGATCTCGCGCACGAGCCGGACGTACTCGGTGAACAGGCCGGTTCGCTCGCCTTTGATCCCCTTGCCGTTGGGGTTGGCGGTGCTGGCGTCCTGGCATGGCGGGCTGCCGGCAATGACCTCTGGTAGAAATCCAAGGTCTCGCCGAAGTCGAGCTGCACTAAGGTTTCGGATATCGTCATACATGCGGACGCAGGGGTTGTTGTGTGAGAATGCCGCGCGCCTGGCTGGGTCGATTTCGCATGCGGCGACGGTTTGGAAGCCCGCTCTGTGCAGGCCAAGTGACCAGCCGCCAGCGGCTCCGCAGAAGAGATCGAGCACCCTCAACGCCCGCCTCCCGCGCGGATGACAGCATCAACCGGCGCAAAGCCTCTCTGCCTCCGCCCCATGCGAAATTCCACCTGACCGCCTTTCACCGATATGACGGTGTACGCAGGCCATTCGGGGTAGTCCTTCACCCGGATGCGGTCTCCGGGCTTGATGTCGCTCGCAGGGCCGAGCGGCTTCTGGGGCTGCGTGATTGAGCCTAGGCGGTAGTCGTTCATCATCTAGTCCTCCACTGCACCCACGCACCGCGCGCATAGACCGCCGTGTAGGCCGCCGTGAGCGCCAGGATCCCCCAGCCGTCGGCCTGCCACGCGAAGTACATCCAGAACGGCTGTCCACACAGGCCAATGACCGGCGCCCACTTCCGGCCCGGCGGCCAATTGCCCATCGCGAGCCACAGAGCGGAGAGGCCGAAGACGGCGATTGCCAGTTGGTTCATGCTGTAGCTTCGTTGTGGAACACCACGTCGTGCTGTGCGCCGAAGGCGTGGATAAGGTCGATCAACTCGGATAGCTCGGCCTTGCCCATCCGCGAAGTGCTGGAGCCAAGGACGACGAAGCCACCCTCCAGGCTCGGGACGACCTTCTGTCGCTTCAGGGCTGCGGTCATCACATCCTTCCATTCGGATGCTTCCAGCCGCTGGCCGTGCCAGACGACCTGTGAGGCGAGATCCGACAGGCAGGCCCAGAGCTTCGCATTCTGGTCAAGGCTGCGGGTTGGCGGCTTGACGGTCACGACCCATCCGGCTGGACAGTCGGCCACATAGGCGAGAGCGCGCTTTCTCGCCAGCTCGTGCTGAAGGATGAAGCGGCCGCCGCTCATGCGTCCTCCATCAACTTGCGGACCGTCGCGTTGATGGCGTCGATCTCCGTCCACTTCTTGGCCTTCCAGTTCAGGCGCTGTCCATGGATGCCGTAGCGGTCATTGCGGTGGCAGACGGGACACAGCGGCATGGAGGCGAACCAAAGCCCCTGCTCAGGCTCGTGGACCTCTACGCCTTCTGCACCGCACACGATGCAGTCCATCTGCCTCAGGCGTTCGATGTGTCGCCGCTCGGCGGCCGTCGGCGCAGGTTTATTCTTCGATTGCACTACGCCACCTCCACGTATCGGCCAATGCCAGCCTTTGTGAAATCACCCTTGAAATGAGGCGAGACGTGGAACCTGTGATCCGGCGGGCACCCTGGCAGCTTCTGCACCTTGACGTGCGGCGGGATGATCGGCTCGGCGTTCTTCCACGCCTCCTGCGGCTTCTTGCTGATGGTGACCGGGGCAGCGACGGTCATCGGCGCCTGACGGTGCCTCTTCGATACCTTCGGCTCGGCTTTCGGCTTCTTCTTCCCTGACCGCATCCGGCGCTTCTCTTCAGGCGGCTTCTCGGCCCAGTACACCCGGTTCCTGGCGTTCCGCTTCTCGCGCGCTCGAGCTTTGCGAGAGGCCGTCAGTTCTGCCATGTAGACATCGAACGCGGCGCGGCATGACTCCATGCGCTCTTGGCTGGCAAAGAAGCGTGAGTCATTGAACTTGCCGAGAACGAACATGCGACCGCCAAGGCGGAGCAGGCGCAGTGCCGCCGATACCCGAACTCCATCCAGCCCGGTAGCTTTCTGGATGTCCTGATGCGACACGCCAATGGGGCCTGTATCGGCTAGCAAGACATCCAGCACCATAGGGCAAGTTTTCACTCGCGCACCTTCTTGTTGATCGTCTGTACTTCGTCGATCAGGCGTTTGATCTCTTCGCATTCCTTCTCCATAGTCAGCCCCTGCGGCATGAGCTGGAGCATCTGGACGGCAAGATCACGCAGCCGGCCTAGACGCTCCTTGCGAGCGCGGTGCAAAGTGATTTCGCGACCGCGCTTCGCCATAAGGCGCTCGTTGAGGAGTTCGCCTTCGAAGTCCATGGCTCAGAACGGGCAATCGTCGTCGGCCGGTCCATCGTTGTAGGCATCGATTGGAGGCGATTCGTCCACGCGACCCTTCGACGGCGCGTGATCGGCCTTGTTGCCGCCCTTGCGCTCGATGCTGTTGTTGATCTTCTCCTTCAGCTTGTCGTGGAAGGTGTTGAACAACGCTTCGCTGAAGTTGTCCAGATCGAAGATCGCCGACGGCAAGATGGGCGCAGGCTTGGCGTGCTTCAGCGCGGCCGGCAGCGGCGTGAGGCTGGAGACGACGGCATAGGTCTTGCCCTTCTGCGACTGCTTGTGTGTCACGTTGACCATGCAGTACGCATTCAGGAGTTTGGACACGTCAAAGCCCTTGAGTTCGTCTTCGCCGAACGGCTTGCCGCGCCACGACTCCAGAGCGGCCCGCAGCTTTGCTTTCTGGCCGAGGCTCTTGGTGTACTCCTGCCAGATGAACATCGGCTCGCCGTTGTCCATCATCAGCGGCTTGCCGTCCTCGTCCTCGCCGTGCAGTTCCCAGTAGATCGCGAGCTTGGGCATCAACTTCACTTCGCCCTGGTACTCTTCTTCCTGGGTGCCCAGGTCAACGATGCGGAAGCATCTGCCGATGTGAACGCCAGCCGGCGTCATCTTGAAGTCACCGCCTCCGGTGTCGCTTGCGATCAATCCCATAGTGTTTCTCCTGCCACAGTCACAGGGCCGCGGCGCGCCCGTATTCAGAACGGCGAAAGGTTGCGAATGCGCTTGCGCTGTTTCGCCAGGTCGATGCGATGACGAAGGCGATCAAGCAAGCGGTAAAGAAACTTCACTTCTTGTCCTTCGTATGCGCCACCGACAGAGCCAGCCGGATGGCAAGTTCCAGGTCATCGAACTGGCCGGCGCGAGCAAGGCGCATCAGCAGTTCGACTTGAGCCTCCGGTGACATGGGCCGGAGTCGCGGCGGGACGCCGAAGCGGACAACGTTGGCTGCGCTGGCGTCCATCACTTCCTCCGAATGGCCGTCACCAGCGCCCGCCATAGGCTCCAGCGGCGATAGCCGAAGATGGCGTGGCCTGCGTATAGGTCGCGCTGCTGGCGCTGCGTGTAGTGGGCCCAGGGGTTTTCGAGAAAAAGCGGTCTCTTACAAGTGCTCCAGCGATGCACAGCAGCACGAAGGCGCAAGCGGCCACGAAGTCATCAACGGTCAGCGGGCTCATGCGTGCTCCTTCAATGCCGGAAGCGTTCCCCAAAGTGCCCAGTTGGTGCAGACAGCGGCCGGCGGGTGGTATGTGTCAGTCGCCGGAGCGGC